TTACGGAAGTCTTCTTGTTCTTTTTTTAACTTTGCTTCCGGTTGTAGTGGAGCTCCAGGAGTTGTTATAGTTGGAGCATTACCACCTTCAATACGCCCAACTGTAAGTGCAGTAATCTGCGCTTGCATTAATTCGGAACGCAAAGCCTCTGTAATTTTATCCCCTTTTTTAATGGCTTCAATTACCTTTACTTTATCCGAATCAACGTGTGTGATTAACGCACTAACGCGGTCGCGTTCAACAGCAGTACCTTTCTTTTTACCAAGCGCATAAATTGCACTGTATGTTTCTGGATGTTTTGATTTTAATTCTTCGACTGTCATGGTTGTTGGTGTTATTGGTGTTGCCGGCAACTGAGCCGCTATTTTACGATTTAAATTTTGTGCAACTATTTCTAATTTACGAGCCTCTATTTCCGGAGTCAAGGCAGTTACTTCATGAATTATTCCACAATATAAAGCATCATCGGCCGTTAACTCTATTTCAATAGGCGGTTCGGTTTCAGAAAATAATCTTTTAATTGTTACCTTCGCTCGTTCGGCAAATTTAGTAGCATCTACTACCGCTTCCATTGCGCTACGTAATTTTTTATTTTTAATCGACAATTCTTCAACTTCTGATTGAGATAAAAATTCCGGCATTATTGGAACAAATCCTTCACCCTCTTTATATTCAGAAAAAAAAGCTTTATGATAAATAAACGTGGAAGTGTCGGCGGCTTTATTGATTCCGCCTGTATTGTAGAAAAATGAAAAAGCGGCCATTGAAGCTGCGCATCCATCATTAATAAAAGTTTTTTTACCTGTAAGTTCTTGTAATTTATTTAACACACCCCATCCGTAACGAAGTTGCCCTCCGTCACAATTAAATCTAACCGTAACGTCTGATTTATTAACAGCATTCAACTCGCGCATAACAGATTCGCTATACCATGATGTGAAGGTGTCGTATATATAAATCTCTTTTGCCAATTAATTTACTGTGATGTAAGTTGTTTGTAAAAATATTTTAATTAAAAACAAAAAATTACTTAATTCCTATACTTTAGGAAAAAAAATATTTATATTTACAGTATGAAAAAAGTCGGTTTAAATACAAAATCTAAATACAAAATCTTTGAGATTAGAATACAATCTCCGCTAAGCAGTGTTAAAAATTTAATAAGGGATTTAAAGTTGATAAAGGAACACTTAAACTATGCCACAGTAAAAGAATTGTGCATTGTTGTCTTAACTGATTACGTAAATAATTATAAAGAAATTGATAAACTTCGAAAATACGAAGAACAGGGTCTAACTTAAGATTGGGGTGGTGGCGCTGGTGGCAATACTTTAAATTCATCACCAGCATCTTTTAATTCCTGTTTAGAGTTTTCATTTATTTTACGAACATCTCCGCCGCCTAATGTTTCAACAGCTTGCTTTTGTGTCATCAACGGAACATTTGCCATTGCCGGGCCCATCTTAGCGCGAACCGCTGCGATTTCTTTTAGCTCATCAATTTCAAATATAGCATCACCAACCCATCGACATTTTCTAAAGGCTTCCAATACTAATGTGTTATTTTCCCGAAATGCTTTTAAATAACCAGGAGCCTTAACCTTTCCAGTTAAAATATCTAAGTGTAATTGTAATTCATAACCGGGCTTAAGGAATCGACGATGCTTGTAACGCTTAAGCATCATTGAGTGTGCCCAGTCTTTTATTTCTGCTCTCGCTGCGCTGAATGATGCGTTGTAACTCATTAACGCTACACTCGCTGGTAATCCTTTGGTGGCGCAACAAACTTTAAATAACACATTCCAAAAACTTTCAAAATATAATTCGGCTTCGTTTTTTCCAATCGCTTTTATTTCACCTCCCGGAGGCACGGCAATTGCTTTATTGCCAGTACTTGCTGTAACTCTATCGGCTACAGCTTGCATCTGTTCGTCAATTGGAATAGTGCCATCGTTACCGACAACGTCCGCTGCTGATAGTATTGCACTAGGACTAAATATACTATCACCTTCCGCTTTAACATCGTAAACTGTTTGATAGGCTACTTTATTTTGTTCTTTAGCACTCCCTAACGTAGCCCCCTTGTACGCATCCATTTGGGATAACGTTTCCAGTATTCCGGCCAATGCTGGTCGAGCCTTAGAATCGTCAATGCGTCCCTCATCACCTCCGTATAAAAAAGCAACCAACATTCCTGTAAATGGCTCACGAGCTTCTATTGGTTTGTAAGTTAAATCTGATTGCTTTACCCAATACCTAATATGTTCGCCTGAGTTGGACATTTCAATTCCGTTAACAATTCGGTTTCCGTTATCTAATAACAACGGGCTAAAATCAGTACCGCCGTATGGCGATTCAATGTGCGCTCCGTCAATTAATTCGTAATTTATAATACCGTTACGAACACGAATAACAACTAAGTTAGCTCCACCATTACACCCGTTTACAAATGATATTCGTTCTAACTCAGATAAATTATTCATTCTGTTATGAGTTGATTCGTCACTTTCTTTTATTAAAGAAAAAAGAGCTTCGATAGAATCGGAATATTCACGGACATTAATATCAATGCCAAACATTTTTAAAACACTTTCGTTTGGCTCCGATTCAACCCACAATCCATTACCTATAACCCAATCAGCCATACGATTAATTATAATCTGTACTACTTCATTGGTAGCGTAAGCATGATGCCCTCTTAAGCTAAGGGCAGGGTAATTCATAAACAAATCGGTTACAGGGCCGAGTTCGCCTAAATTCTTTTGACCGTCATAAATGATAGGCAATGCCCCGTAATTCATTATACGGGAGTAATAAGCGGATGGCATTGGCCGTTTTTTTGTAACGGCTAAATTTTTAGTCGTTGACACCACTTCTTTTTTCGCTTCTTGCTGGGCGTTGGAGATGTATTTATTTTTCTTCTTACTCATTTATTAAAAATTTCTACCAATAAAATTTTTACCATCAACTAAGCGAGTTATTCTGCCATTAGCGTTGTAGTTAAGCTCCGTCAACATTCTTTTTCTCATTGCGTAAATTTTTTCATAAGCATTATTAATTTCCACATAGCTTGCATAAGTCTTTTGAACACGGGTTTGACTAGTATCGAGTTCATAAATCTTAGTATCGTCCTTGTCTAACATTAGAGTTTGCATATTATTTAATACTAATGTTAGTGCGGCTATCCTAGCTTTTAAATCAGTAGAACTATTTATTAATTGACCGACCGAAGTGTATATAATATTTGAACTCATAAAATCAAAGTTAGTTATTTTTATTCAGTTTTTATATTTGGAGTTTTAGAATTGGTTATATTAACGTCCACTGGCGTTACAACGTAAGGAGTCGGAACGGCACCGGGTACCAATCCGTTAACGGCTATATTTAAGGCTGTAAGGTTTACTAGTATTGCATTTAGATTAGTATTTATTTTAACTACTTCCGCTTGTAATCCTGAATTTAAAGGAGTGTACCTTACTAAATTATCTACATTTCCATTAAACTCAATTGTGCCAGTTGATTTAAACCAAAGGTAAGATAGTTGGTCGCCAGATAAATTAGTGCTGAATATACGAATTTCGCCGGGGCTTGTTTTTCGTTCAGTTGTTACGTAACCAACTATGTAATTACGTCCCTTAATTGTAGTACTTACATACACGCCACGGCTATCATTAATCGGACACGAATCAATACCATAATTAGACGCATCCTTAAATGACTGTGGAAATTTACCAAACAAATAACCTATTATTATTTGGCATTTTTTTACAATAGAGCTTGATTTAACTTGAATTATTCCAGCCATTTTTTAAACACCTCTTGGTAAATTTTCGTGTGGATCAACCCACACATTTTTTAAACTATTAAAATCAAAGTCGTAACCAAATGGCAATACACAATTTAGTGTACTTGTTCCGGTATCGGACTGAGAATTAAATTTAAGCGTAACACTTTCAATAAATAAATTAATTTTATTATAAGCAAAAATACTTCTTTTCTTAATTGTCAATACATTATCCGGTTTAATCAGGTTGTTGTTTATTACAGCCGTACCCAAATCAATTTTAAATTTAGCAGCCTCTCTAACTTCCAATCCCATTTCATAATTACAGGATTGCCCGACTGTTGAATCGCTGCCCGAATCAACAACGTGCGTTATAGGCCAATAAATTACACTTTGTTTTATTGGAATTAATGGATTTTTTTTAGTTACTTCAGAGGCATTAGTTCCTGAATTTTCGTCGGCTTGCTGTACTATTGTAATGTGCGTATGTAGGCTTTCACCGTTAAACGTGAAGTCAAGTCCTATACTTGGTATTTTAAAGGCATCACTTTTATTATCAGAATAATCTAAATTAATTATCGGCGTTCCTTTTGTATTTGGTTTTTTAATTCGGATATTTCCAAACTCATCATGCGACATAACGATACCCCTACGCTTTGCTAAATCACTCAAGTACGAGCCTACGTTTTGCGAAACATCTTTGGACGACTTACTGATGCTCTCATCCAATTCATCTTCGGGGTCTTTTTCTTTATCTGGCGATGTAAATGCTTGATTAAATTGTGCGCCTAAGTTAGTGCCGTATTTAATTCCGATGCCGTTAGATTTCCAAGGCTGTAATGTTTTTTCAATTATTTGTCTAAACGTCAATCCTTCCGTTTCTAATGAATCTCCGGGCGGTGTCCAGCATTTATTTATACTTGCTGATTTTGAATAGCCGGAAATTTTTACCCACTCTTGTTTACCGTTATCAATAAACTGTTGTGATAAAATGTAACCGGTTAAAAATAATTTATCATTGTAATACCATTGAGCTTCGTGCATGTGAGATACACAAACAACTTCGGCATCTTCCTGATTGTCTGGGTCAAAAAAATAATCAAAACTAAACGTGCTGCCAATAGAATTAAACACCAAATTAAATTCAGCATTATTTATACGTGTAACGGTTTTAACCTTGTTACCGTTATCGGTATGTCGAACGTTTATTTTAAGTGATAGTCCCTGCGGCATGGCTATTATACGTAATACGTTATCTCCCTCCCTTTTGGAATTATAATTAATTCGAGTACGCTTAAATCGTTTTCATCAATCAACTCATTCAAATTATTATCTGCAAAATCTAAGCCATAAATTCTGTGCGTTAGCGGTATTATGTTTGTGTCGTTTTCAATAGTTAATATACGTTGCGACTTTGCATTTAAAGCCAAATCATACAACGCTGCAATAGTCGTATTTATTAGTAACTCTAATGCTGTTATAGATTGTGCGTCCGCTATAAATGAAAGTAGTGAGCCTCCGTTATCTGTTTGAAGTGTGTCTAAGTCTTGGTAGTATGAATTACGTGAAGACACTATTTGAGCCAATACATTTAATATTTGTCCGCTATTCGTGTAATCTCCTTTACTATCCTGTGAAGGTGGTAATGGTGTGCATGATGCGTAACACATGGCAGATACCAATGCGCCCATTTTATTTTGATAAATTTGTTTAGCTGAAACTGTCACTACTCCAAATAGTGTTTGTCGAAGGGTGTTGAATGTATCAACTAATACACGCATACGGTCATTAACAGCAGATTGAAATTGTGACGGTAATGTTAATACCTGTGTAACACTACGCATTATTAATAACGGTTCAACGGTTGACGCATTAATATAATTTACCGCTTCCGCATAATCATTATTAAGGTTTTGTATATCTTCCTGTAGTTTAACTATCGGTGTTGCTTTTTGATAAGCTGTTTTAGTATCGTTGTTAAATGCCGTAATATCAGAAGGCGTTGGCGTTTTATCAAATGACAGTATCGCATCCTCAATATAAATTGCTTGCAGTCCAGGCACTTGGTCAAATGGAATAAGCGTATAACGTTCAGGGAAATTTCCAATAGTTTCTATTAACGTGCAAGTTATTTTCGTGAACGAAACCGAACCGTTATTAAAATTTAACGAAGCGGTTTTAGCAAGTATTAATCCATATGTCGGGTGGTTAATTGTCCACGGTCGAATATCATTGCACGATATTCTGAATTGCTCTGAAATATCACGATGGTCAGAACCATCAAAATAAAATTCAACTGGGAATACACGTCCTGTGTTTACCGTTTGAATAGCTAACTTTCCGGGCACGTTAATAAAATTAAATTCGGCTAATTGATAAGCAATATCAAAATTAATTGATTGCTGCATTATCTTAAGCCCGTATTTAAGTGAACCCCTCTTACCGGCTTCGGTGGAATATTCTTTACCGTCACCAGTAGTAATTGAAAAAGTATTATTTAAAGCGTCGATGTAACCCATTACGTCATTAGTCCCGCTTTTTTAAATTGTTTTGTGGCTTCAATTCTATAATATTCTTCCATTTCCTTATGAGCATTTTCGGCAGCACGACGCATAAATCCCGTAGCCTTCACTTTCGCAACACCTGACTTTTTAAACGTGTACATTTTATCCATTTTAAAACGAGTTGAACCCGTGGCGGTGCGCTGTATTGATTTTATTTTAAATAAAATTCCACCCCTGTTACGTCCAATATTTAATACGTA